ATCCAAGCAAGTCGATGTAATTATCAACCTTTGAACCTTCCATTGATCGAGCGAGTTTGACCAAGACCATACAACTTGCAACTTGGTAATCTTCAATCGGGATTTCCAGATAAGCACTCCAGAGGCGTGCTGTTCGTGCCATGTTGTCCGATGGGTGTCCATAGTCCATTCCGCGATCTTCAATCGTGGCTCTTGCTTCTGCGAGTAAGTCTTTTGCATTCATCGACCCACCTGCTCGTAATACTTGCGAACAGCCTTGCGACCTTCGACCATTCCTTGATCGTAACCAACTTCAAGACCTAAGCGAAACGCGAAATATAGCGCTGCGCCAATTCCTGCAACTATAAGAATAGTTAATGAGTTAATAACCATTATTGCTCCCTATCCGCCAGAATTTCTGGCTTGATGGATAAAGGGTAACCCCTTAGTTACCTAATGCAACCCTTTTTTGGTAACGATTTGGTAACGATTCTGCTTCATCTACCGCATCATCTATTGTGCGATAAATGGGCGAAATGTCCGTTATGAGCGTATCCATGCTTAGCCGTAAGTCTTGCCGTAAACGGTAAACGAGCCATCTTTGTTAATTGGAATAAGCATCGGCGATAAGTTCTTCCCATGGGTTTCAAGGATGGCTACGGACATCTGCCAGTTGGCGGCTCCTGCTTTGAGATAAGACGCCTTCTTTTTATCCATTACGTTTCCCGCTTCTACGCCCCATAAAGTCCTGTATGAGCCTCCTATGCCCTCTGAATAGGCACTAATGCCCGCTCTGTGGGTATGTCCGCAAACTACTGATTTGCCAAACTTCTTGGCTAAGCCTAGGGCTGTAAGTCCAGCGTTGGAATTCATCGATCCTTCATCGCCATGAACTAAGACCCAGTTAGGATGGAATTCAAATGGCTTTTTATGAAAACGAATGCCAAGAGACTTAAAATCCATAAATGCTGGATATTCCAATTCTGGCAATCCGATTAGGCTTGGCGCTCCTCGCAGGAGTGTGTGGTAGAGCCGATCAGTATGGTTAGAGCGCGTAATGTCTGTTGTGCGTAAATCCCAGAGAATGTTCTGCGCAGTCGTTCTATCAGCATCTAACTGCCCTTCCCATTCTAACTTGGTTCCTTTCGCCCATTTGCTCTGGGCTTGCATATCTAGTTCATCGCCCGTATTTAGTACGAGGTCGAACTTCTCGCGATTAACTAACTTAATAAGATTTTTTACTGCTACTTCGTGATGATAGGGAATTTGTAAATCTGAAATAACGAGTATTCGAGATTTTGTCCTAGTCATTCATCCTCATCTTCATACCAGTCTGGCTCTGGAATGTTTGGGTTAATTGGGTTTGGCAGTATCCAATCTGGATAAGCCGATTTTTCTACAATTATGCCTAGCGCCATATCAACCGAGAAACCAGCCCGACGTAACGATTTGTAAAATTCGTTCAAGCCGATAGTGTAAGCATCAAGTTTTGAGTAGCCTTGATCTACGAGTTTCTTAGTCGCTTTTCTAGCCATGTGATTATTATGACCTTTCCATCAACAGATCGTAGATTTTGTCTACGCGTGTCTCCAAACGATTTACTTGATCCTTTAAACTTGAACCGCCATTAGGGCGAAGTTCCGATAGATAATGCTTCACTAAGAATCTGATTATTGTGATAATCCCACCCAGAGCCGTCGCGGCTATCGTTACAGCAATTCCGATATCTTGCAGAGTCATGATTTAGATCCGCGACCATATTCTGATTCTGTTTTATCTGCCCATTTAGCCAATGGAGCAGCAAGAGCGCCAATAAGAACTGCGTACTCTGGCTTCATGTCTGTTAGCAAGGCGATGCCCATCGTAATAGCAGATGCCAAGATTGCGCGAAGATAAGATTTAATCGCTGCTATGTTTTTATCGCTTAGGTACTTCTTCATTGGTTTCCGCCTAACATGGGTATATTAAAGAACGAGCCATCTTCTTTACCTTTTGCAGTAAATGAGACATGCGCGTGATGGGTGTGTTTATTTGCTCCCTTGTACGATCTCCATTTCCAATTAAGGATGGGTGATGCAATTTTTGAATCGAAGATAACGTACTTGATACGTTTATCTCCAGATTTGGCACATAAACGTATTTGATCCGCAAGATCTGGCATAAGGTCAGGTTTCGCTTTTCCTGCCAAGTCTCTATCGATGTCGATGGCAAAAACTGTATTGTCGCTAGTCGGGATGTGATCAGACCCACCTTTACGCATGTGTCGTAAATCTGCAACCCAGCCATCGGAGTCACGAAGTCTATCTGGATAACAGTCATCGATTTGAAGTCTTAACTGTTGCCCTGCTTTGCATAACTTAGGCTTCATTATCCGAGAATAGTTTTTAGTTCATCTTCGGTTAAACCGAGGCGAGCCAATAGAGCAGCCTTGTCTGCCGCTGCCTTTTCTTGCAACGCTAACTGAGCCAATTCATCCTTTGAGTAATACTCATAAGAAACGATGTTGTTATCGGGCATTGACTCGTCATAACCGCCAAGTCCATAAACTACTGATTTAATTTGTTTAGTCATTACGCTACTCTCAATCCTACGATAGGTATTGCAGTTGATACTCCAGTTAAAGTTCCAGCGGTAGTAAATGCTCCAGTAATTCCTGACTCAGTAAAATGAGTTAGTGCTGCTGCACTTGTAGTTGTTGATATTGAATTAAAATATGATATTTGTTGAGCGTTTGCCGCTGCGCTGCATCGCCAAGTTGTAGTAGTAGGATTTATTGCTAAATAATACCAACCAGCGTTAATGTTTTGTGAAATTGTAATTGAGTATTCTGTACTTATTGCAGTTGCGGTAACTGTTCCAGCATCAAAAACTACTGTAGTTGGTCTGCCTGTTGTTGAACTTGAATTGTATAATCCCATGCGTACTGCACCATTAGTTCCGCCTGTTACGCTTGATGTTGTAAATGCAATTCTATCTGCTGAAAATGTCGGTAAATAAATCGGAATATAATAAGTTGTATTTGCAGCCCAATTAAGACTCGCAAGAGGAAACTGTCCTGTAAAACTTCTTATGTACTGAGTTGCGGTTTCAGCAGTTAAAACTGCATCTGTTCCAACTGCATTTGTCCAAACTGGAGTAGTTCCATTTGAACCCAAAACCTGCCCATTTGTTCCAATACCTAAACGCGCAGGTGTAGATGCTCCGCTTGCGTAGATAACATCTCCAGTTGTTGTGAGTAGTGAGTCTGGAATTTGTGCATCGATTTGAGTCTTAAGTGTGGAGTCAATGGCAGAGCCAAGAGTACGGATCGCCGATGCTCCATCTTTTACATATGCTGAATCATCGGGAGTAGACCACCCATAATTCGTAGTGCTTGCCATTCTTGCTCCTTTTCTAGGCTACTATTGTAGCGTCAATCCACTCTAAAGTAGGTGAAAGTGTTGTCCATGTCTCCGCTGCTCCCACTTGTAGCCATTTCATATACTGAATGCTAAAGGCTACTGGCGAAAGATTTAGAGTTATCGATAGTTTGTTAAACCCAGCATTAAAAGACCAGCCTTCTACGAATCCTTCGAATGAGCCGCCAGCAAGGTTTAATGGAAGATCCGTAATGTATAAGGGTAATCCCATAAACGCGCCCAAGAGCGCATCTCTATCGGCATCGTCTATCTCTGGGTTAGTAAGTTCGAATGTAATCGATTTAAATAGGCTTTGAGGGTTGGCGCGTAAGGCTAGATAAAACGCTGCTTGAGTAACCGCATCCGCCCCTTTTTCAAGAGTTGTAGTGATGTTTTGGGCTTGTTGTCCGTATGTGGCAATAGACGTATCATCTTGTGCGCTTGTAGTCGCATTAGCCTTATAGGTAATTGTTACCTTATTGCGAATATCACCAATTCGCCGAGATGTGGCAATACCTCTAGATAATGCGTGATTTGCTGAAACTTCTGTAAATCCATTTGCTGCTAGATATTGGCTTCTATGAGATTGATCTGCATAGCAAATACGCCCCTGATTATCCTCGTAAATATAACCAAGACCAGAATTCGCTAAGGATGAGATAAGAGAATAAACGTCTGTTTCAGATGATGATCTAGCAGTTAATTCATAATCGCCAGGCTGGTCTATCTCGCCCAGTCCAACATTCTGGGCATTAGTCCAAGTCTCTGTGGCTGGAGTGTAATTCTGCCATTGCAAGGCTGGCGCTACTTCATTCCATGAGTTTCTAAATACTGGCTCCAAAATTGAATAAATCTGGTCTCCATCAAAATCTTTACTTAACACGCCAGTAGTTAAAATCTTAGGCAGTTTAGAAAGAGCGCCTAGCGCTGTAATGCTGAAACTTTGAACGATGGCACTAGCGCCGCTGCTGCGAACGCTCTGGTTAATATCTGTAACGAATCCGCCAAACAGCGGCACGAAAGTACCTGCTGAGTTTTTAACCTGTAAAGTAAAAGAATCGTTTACGTCAATGCTGAAATCTGCGCCATTTGTGTTAATAAGTTCGACTGTGCAATAACCTGCTACTGGTTGCTGGTAAATATCTGTGCGCCCAGAAGTTAATGAAAGGTTAGATAAAGTTACCGATGTAAAAGTTCCCCCATCGATTGAAACCTGCCAAACTGGATTCCATGCAGTCATCGATCAAACGCACCTGCGCCTAGTGTTCCGCGTGACGTTGAATCGTTGAGGAT